CCCCGCGCCACCTGCTAGGTAGTGGCTGATGATAACGCCTCTCAAGCCTTAGGCCCCATGCGTCACAAGCCTGTGATCTTACAATGCGTTGTAAGATGTGTGAGAAGGGCCTTGGGATGGGCTTGAGAAAATCGCTCAGCAAGGCCAAAAAAAAGAGGCCCGAAGGCCCCTCGTTTTTCTCGACTGTGTTACCAGTCAATATCTTGCTTACGGCAAAGCGTCTCAAGCGCGTCCTGAAACGCGACAACCTTTGCGGCCTTGGATTCCAGATTCATAATCTTGGAAATCGCATTGCCCATTACCTTCATCGGCTTAGGCGCGGCAGTTTCCTTGCCGACCATTAAAGCCAACGCTTTGCTAAGCGTCTTTTCTTTGTTCAGGCATGTTAGCAATTTCATTGCCGTATGCCATGTGAACGAATCGTGCTTAGCGCGGTACGCGTCGGCAGCTTCACCAAAGCGATTGTAATTGCGAACGATCTTGCGCACTTCAGACTTGCGCGGGCCTTCGCTTGCTTTAGTCCAACCCTGAATCCGCGCTACATCTTCGGCAACGCGCTTCTGGTCAATGCTGTTGGCAGGATTGCCATTGAAGATTCTATCGCACACTGTGATCACAGTGTCGAGCAGTTCACCGCTGATTGCTTGCTTGCCATACGCTTTAGCAATAGCGACACCGACTGCTGCAATGCCAGCGGTACACTTCTCGCTGGACTTATCGGTTTGTTTCGCCATGTTTCTATTCTCCTGTGGGTAGGCTAGTCGCCGCCCCTTCACAATACAGATGTTAGGAATCTTACAATGCGTTGTAAGATCGACCCCCCACCCCATCGGGCCAAAGGGGAGGCGTGCCGCGTATTTGCTTAGGTAGTTCACATATGCAATTCAGAAAATCCATTAGTGGGCCTTTAATGCACCTGCGCCCACAGCCCCCATCCACGTGTGGTACAGTGCGTCCACAGCCCCAAGGAACTGACACATGAATCAAGAAAGCGTCGAAAGAATGCAGGAACGAGCAGCCCGAGTCCCAGCACTTGAGGAAGCTATTCGACAAGCTCTACAACAGCTCCCAATACATGCGATGAAAGCGAAGCGCATCCTCACCAAAGCTATAAGGAATCAGAAACATGGATAATTTCGGTATGGGCATGGCGCTCGAATGTCTGGAAAACGGCCAGAAGGTTTCCCGAGCAAATTGGAACGGTCCCGGCCAGTACATCGAGCTTCAAATGCCTGACTCAAACTCGAAGATGACGCTTCCCTACATATTCATCAAAACGGTTCAGGGCGATCTTGTCCCATGGCTCGCAAGCCAAACGGATATACTCGCCGTTGACTGGTACCTCGTGAATCCCTGACCATACCCGCCTTGACCACGCGCTCGACAAGTCTTACTATTCAAGCGCATTCCCTTACATGCCTCTTTGGAGATTACCGTGCAAACGATCCAGAAGACCCTTTTTCCCCTCCTGTCTCGGGTAGCAGACGCCGATGGTGCTGACTGCGAAGCTCCGGTTCGGGCGGGTACCGCGTATCTCGATGTCACCGCTGCCTCCGGTACGACCCCGACTCTCGATGTAGTAATCGAGGAGAAGGACGCTACTTCTGGCAAGTACTTCGTGATCGCGACTTTCACGCAGGAAGTTGGCGTTGCTACGCAAAAGCAGCCGGTTCCCGGCATCCAGAGTGGGATACTCCGTGCCCGTGCGACCATCGGCGGCACCACTCCAGACTTCACCTTCTCCGTTGGGTTCAGCGGTAAGGAAGGCGACGAAGCCTAAGATTAGTCGGTTGTTTCGTGGGCTTTTTATGATATAGTCTCGTTTGCGCAATTCAGCGCCATCCTTTTTGGAGATACGAGACATGTCAAACGTAAGAATCGAAGCAACCGGCGAAGTGGGCCTGCGGATCGCAGTCGTACTTGGCCCCAACGAACGCGCCAGCCATCTCTGCCCTGCCAATGAGGGTATCGACCTTACGGTTGGTGGGAACCAGACTTTAACGATCAGCGAAGACGCTGACGCACCCACTGCAGAAGCGGATGCTGCTGTGCCGTTGGCGATCGGCGCTGACATCAGCGAACTACCTGAAGCACCTGAGGTATCTGAAGCTGAGCCGGAAACCGAAGTTGAAGGCGCGGGCGAGAACCCTCTTGCTGCCGAGATGCATGACCTCGATGCAGACTCTCCGTTGGAGCAGGGCACTTGGCCCGGTAATCCGTTCGACGACGAAGAAGACGACGCTGCATCGGCGTAAATGAACCGACCAATCAAAGCACGGCTTGCTCAGCTCCCGTTTCGCGAGATGCGGGAGCTTAGTAAGCAAATTGTTGCGTCTTTGAAGGAGCAGCCGCTTGGTGAGGACCGAATGGCGCTGGCTTTAAGTGGACTCGCGGATATGGAGGACACCGAGGCAGTTGTAAAAGAGCAAAGACTGTTGCACGCGATGTTTACGCGTAAAAAGCAGCTCACGATCCAGCCATACGAAAATGGCTTCAAAGTTTCTTGCCCGGCGCAAGGTATCGACGTTTATTGCGACGATATTCGCGATGGGATTTCACAAGTGCTAGATAATCTAGTTGTTATGAAGGTGATGGAATAATGCCCAGAAAAGCGATGAACGGAGTGAGAATTCACTTGATTCTTACGAAGCCGCAGTACAAACGAATGACTGCGCTCTCGAATAAGACCGGATTGCCAATTTCCGAACTTATGCGTCGTGCTGTTGACTCATATCTCGCACCAAAGAAGTGAAATACGCGGCGGTCATAATGGCCCCCAAAATTATTGAATTTGAGTCGGTAGGAACGGAAGAACACATCAAAAATCAGGCATGGGCGCTCTGTAATAATTTTGAGTCGGTAAGCATTCGTGAATTCAACTATGAGCCGCGACTTTTAGGCGTTATACCTGAAGCGGAGGAAGAAAAGCCAGTATTGGTATTTGACCCGCCGCCTTACGTCGCGTAATGGACCCGAACGCATATTGGATCATAAACAACGACATGGGCATTCGTGCTTTCTGTCGAGCGGGGTCTACGACATTATTAACCGTATTTGCACGAAATCAGAACCGAGAAAAATGGATTACTCAGACCCACAAGTTCATCGTCGTTCGGAATCCTTGGGATCGGTTGCTCTCAGCTTGGGCGATGTTTTGGCCTCCGCAAGATCACGCTATGGAAACCCGTGGCTATCCATCTTGCGAGTGCCTCGACCAACTTCTGGATTTTTTATCTACCTCACCCCAATCGACTTTGGATTTACATACTCGCTCCATGCATTCTCAACTGGAGGGGATGACGATGACGGGAGCTATGTTGGTGAGCCTACCGTGGTTGATGCAAAATTTGCCCGAAGGGGAGTCACAGAGGAATACTTCCGCGCATTTGCACAAAACTATCGTTCGACCTTCCCCCGCGTGTTCGGAGGAGTCGTTTCAGCGGTGGAGGGCTACATACGATGAAGACTGGAAAATGTGGGGAGCAGCAAAAAAACTCCCCGCCGAAACGGGGAGAAAGGGCAGCGACGCCCGTTAAGATTACAAAAGTACAGATATTTCACGGTGTACACAATACTGAGCTGTTAATTGACGCGTTACGTCGCCAAGACAGGTCTTACATTAGAGGTTCATTGCAGTGGCTCGAAAAGCATCCGCCAAACAAATTTATCGTAGAGTTTTTGAGCAGTGGCTCGAAAAGCATCCGCCAAACAAATTTATCGTAGAGTTTTTGAAAAAAGCGTATGCACACTTTGGCTCTGGTTCATTCTCGCGATAGCCGTGGTATTGTGGCCCATCGTGAAAGTGGTTAGGATAATTTATGGCACAACAAGACCCAAACCCGAATGCACTGAATTTTGTGACTCCCCCCACCATTGGGAAGTTCATGCTGGACAACTCCTTTGTGCGCCTCATCATGGGTCCAGTTGGTTCGGGAAAATCGGCAGGATGCTTTATGGAACTCCTGCGTCGTGCGCTTCAGGAACCGAATGCCCGAGGTGTACGACAAACCCGCATGGCAATCGTTCGGAATACTCTCCAACAGTTGCGGCAAACATGCCTCGCAGACATCCAGTTATGGCTCTCCCCGATCGCCCACTACCGGGTAACGGATGCGACGATTCAGGTTCGGTTCCCGCTTCCCGATGGGACGCGTGTAGAAAGCGACTGGATGCTGATTCCGCTGGACACGAAGGCCGACCAAGCGAGGCTACTCTCGCTGAACTTGACAGGTGCATGGGTATCAGAGTTTCGGGAGATCGAACCAAGTCTCCTTGATGCTCTGTCAGGACGCCTTGGCCGGTTCCCATCTAAGGCGATTGCGAAGCCAACATGGTTCGGCATCGTTGCAGAAACAAATCCACCCGATGAAGATTCAGAGTGGTACACCAAACTTGAGATAGACCGTCCTCCGAAATGGGCGTTCTTTCGTCAGCCCGGTGGCCTTGAAGACAACGCAGAGAACGTCGAAAACCTACCGGATGATTACTACCAAACTCTCGAAGCGAACAACAACAAAGACTGGTCACACATTCATGTTCACGCGAACTATGGCAAGTCGTTAGGCGGGCAAGCAGTATTCCGGGCGTCGTTCATCCCCAAGTTCCATATCGTCTCGCACGAGACACTTCAGGTTATCGAGTCAATGCCGCTAATGATTGGGCAGGACTTTGGTCGAACGCCCGCGAGTTTGCTTGGGCAGATCGACAATCGTGGTCGCCTTGTTATACACGACGAGTTGGTTTCGGAAGATATGGGCATCGAACAATTCGCGACAACTTTGCTACGTCCACTACTTATGAAGCGATACAAGCAAATGAAGATATTCATGGTTGCTGATCCTAAAGGGCGTGACAAGTCACAGACGAATGAAGACTCGCCGTTCGATGTGTTAATCCGGTTAGGTTTTGATGTGTATGCAGCACCAACGAATTACATTGATCCGCGAATACGCGCAGTTGAACAGCTGCTACTACATCAGGTGGACGGTGGCCCCCAACTTATGATCAGTGACCGCTGTGTAAATACAACGCAGGCAATGAAGTATTGGTATCGTTACCGGCGTAAACAAACGGGGGTATTGGAAGACAAACCGGAGAAGACTCACCCGTGGAGCGATGTAGCCGATTGCCTCCAGTACATGGCCTTGAGTACCAATGCGAATTATCTCGGTAAGGTGATGCAGGCAATGCACCCGCCGCAGAGGAAACCTTCGCCAGCGATCGGCGCATGGACTTAATCTTCGTCAGCGGGTATTGAGATTATTGTCGGCGGTGCAGCGTCTCCGCCACCACCCGTGTTGATGTAAATACCGACGTTGAAACCGGCACCTGACATTCCACCTTCTTTGGCTTTTCCCCCGCCTGTTTTCTCAGCGAGTACGGACAGCTGCTTGATCGAGTCCAGCTTCGGCCCGGAGCCTGTCTCCGAATCGTGAATGATCTTGTCAAGCACGGGGAGAGAATCTTCGAGCAGAATCTCTGCCTTCATCTTGATTCGGTTAGATGAACCGATGTCGCCCGTAAATTTCTGCAGGGCTTCTTT